TTTCTCGATAGCCTTGGCCTCGTCGGATATCTCAACGTGTTTGCCAATCTCACGTTCCGCGACTTCCTCAATCCACGCGAAGTGTTTACGGAACTGGGCTGCATTGATGATGGTGGGCAGTCCTCGCATTTTAGGATTCTTCGACCACCACTCAAGAATTCGGCGTAGGCGAATTGCGTCACCGTTGAGGTCTTTTTCCAGCAAGCGGAAAGAAGCCGCCCACTGAGTTTTGGACCATGGGCGGGTTATCTTCCGAGCATGGACAATCGTATCATGTAGGATTGTAGCCAAATCAAAATGAAGGGCGGTGGACTTTTCTTTTGATGGAAGAGGTTTGAATGTAGCCACTGTTTTTCCTTCTTTGTCTGAATCAAGGACCTGCGACCCTCGTACTCGAGGTCGCTGTTTATTATCTAGTCTATTACGTAGTAATAGACGACCCATGTCTCGCCGTTCATGGGGTGAACAGGAGTTCGTGGGGGGTACTTCTGCCGATTCAGGGAATCTAACCTTGATGTATCTCCTATCTCCATCGTAGAAGTATTCCAACAACTCCACTTCGCGGAGATGGGACACGATTTTTTGAATGCCTCGAGGCGTCATGTTGAAGAACCTTGCCAAACTCGCGTTGCGGGCCCAACAGCCAGGTCCGCCTGGTTTAGACATAGCTTTCACAACCCCAAGGAACAAAGCCTCGGTCCAGCTTATCTTCCGGTTCGCTGCCAGGATAATTACTTCACGGGGAATCCATATGCCCGTGAAGTAAAGTTTAGTTCCCTCATCCTCGAATTCAATTTCCACTTGTTTTCATCCTTTGCAGCTTTCGCAGGTGCTTTGTGAACGGGTCGGGTTCGAGACCCTTTACCTTTTTAAGGTGCGTCTTTGCCAACTCATTAAACGTTATGGCAAATTGAAAGTAAGGATTTTCCCCCTTTTCTAACTGTTCAAAAATTTCCTGGGTTCGGAGTTCTGCCGCTAGCTTTGCTCGATTTCCGTACCAATCAATCAATTCCTGTTTCGTCACATCAATGACGATGAATTGGTCGACTATCGAGGACCATACACACCACTTCCCGTCCGGTTGTTTGATAATTTGGTGTCCCATATTATTCCTTAGGATTTTGAAATGGTCCCGGTTTGGTCACTTCGACAAACTCAAAGGATAGAACACCGCACGCACAATCCTCAATTCGCTTTATTTTCTCCTCAGCATCTTTATCCGTCCATTGGGTGGAGTTTATGGCGTTATTAGCACACCACGAGCTTTCATTTTTGTGGAAGTTGCAGTCGTGTTCAGTCCAATGGTATGGGTCGTTTCTGGTGAACGTGCCTACTATTTCTCCGTTCATACGGACGTTGTATTTAACCTCCTTCAGGACTGTCACACACCGTTTTGTGTGTGGGCTTCCTACCTTTTGGTGGCAGTAGAAACACTCGTCCGAACGTCCTGCAGGACGTATGCCGTCATCGCCCGCAGTTACGATTGGCCAATTCATTGCACACTCCTTCTAGTTGAGTAACTTCCTGAATTTCTTCAATTCTCCGGGGGCGGCTGACCCCGCGTCCTTCGCATCCAGAACTACGTTGAGAGTTTCCCCGGGAAAAACTTCAAGCAGGGAGCAGAGCTTCCTCGCACGGGCTTGGGCTTCGGGTTGGTTGTCGAAACAGACCACCCTACGGGCGTACCTAGACATTCGTAGAACTTGGGCGGGAGTCCACCCAGTTCCCAGAGTAGCAGTAGCAGCTGGCCCAACGGCCCAAGCATCAGTCGGACCTTCGTGAATCGAGATAACCGTCGACGCATAATCTTCTCCATATAAAAGATTCTTGTGGGGGATTCCTTCCTCTTCCTCGCTAGCCGATATGTACCGGCTACCATCGTCTCGAATCGAACGAGTTGTCCAACTGACCGTTTCACCTCTGTAGATGATTGGGATGAAGATCCTCCAGGCGAGGTCGTGATACTCACTCCTCTCCCGTTTACCCTCCCGTCCCAGACCTTGAATCCTCCAGAGTTCACGGATCGACTTCGGATTAAATCCTCTCCCTCGTAAATACTCCTTATGACAGGTGAGTAGTTTACCTAGCCCCGACGGCAAGATAAGTTTGCCTGACTTCGTTTCCTTCTTCTCGATCGGAATGTCAAGGTCAGTGAGGACCTGCTTCGCTGACCTCCAGTCCATACCCGTCAACATCATCAACGTCTTGCCGACGGGGTGAGGTCCACATCGCCAGCAGTTGATGTAGTTCAGGGTGTTATGATAACCGGCATACGGTTTGTTGGGATCGCTTCCGCCAAAGCAAAAGGGACAGTGGAACTGAGTCCAACCCGGGCGACAATACTTTCCTTCTGTCCAGTATTGTACCCGATGCTCGCGAAGAACGTCCGCAAACCGCATTATTCGTCTCCGATCCGTACCTTGATCTTCTTCGGTTGTTTCTTTCGACCCGTGGTCTTCTCGGTCATGAAGTCGACAATGACCTGCGTCATTGACTTCCCCCGCCGCGAACACCACGCCTTGAAATGAGCTTTCAGGTCGTGATCCAGTCCTCGTAGGAAGATCACCGCACCTTTTCGTTCAATTGGACCTGTAGACATTAAGCTATCCTCCTATTAAATTGACGACCTTTGCTCCCTGCGAGCAATTCGGTCAACTGGTCAAAGATATTCAGACCGGACGAATCGGATGCAATCCCATCCAGAGTCTCCTCCAGGACTCTCTGCTTTTCCTGAACTAGCTCACACAATCGCTCCTCGATTGTACCTTTCGCAACGAGGTAATAGGATTGGGATACATATCCTTTTCTGCCTCGTTTGATTCCATGTGTACGATCCTCCGCCTGTGTGTGCTTACCTGGAACCCAACCAATCTCGACGAACAGCGTGGTGCTTGCGGATGTGCAAGACCATTGCACACCTGCCGCGTCGATGTTTCCAAAGAACAACCTATACCGTTTATTCTTGTTGAATAGGTCTTGTGCGTGGACTCGTTTCCTGCCAGTAATCTCACCCGTGACGATCACCGACTGATGTTTGTACCGTTCGTGGAGTTCTCGTAGGATTGACTTGTGAATTCCAAACACGAGGAGTTTCTCGTCCGTCTCCTGCAGGAAATTGTCGATCCACGCAATCACCTGTTTCATCTTCAACCGTGCAGCTAGGCGTTTCAAGTAGCCCATCTTCACTAGACGTTCAGCCTTCGCCGCACGCAACGCAAGGCGTCTGGATTTCTTCGATAACCACTTGACGAAGTTGGCTTCTGCTTCCTCGTACTCTTTCCGATCCTTAGCAGTAATATCCAGAGGAATAACAGATCGAGTCTTGGCGGGAAGATCCTTCAACACCTGAGATTTCAAACGGCGGATCATGCACCATTTCTTGAGTCGTCGGTGTAGTTCCTCTAGATGCGTCGCTCCTTTATACTCCCACCCCCAGGGCTTCAATTGTGGACGACAGTACCTCTCAGCATAGGAGTGAAAGGACGGGAAGCGATCCGGACGTAGGATGTTAAGGGCAGGGAACAACTCTGCGGGTCTGTTCGTCAGCGGGGTGCCGCTGATAAGGATTTTGTATTTGGATAGACGGCAAAGGATTCGCGTGTGTTTGGTTTGTTGTGTTCTCTGGTTACTGATCTTGTGGCATTCATCGACGATTGTGAGGACTGGGCGAAGTCGTTTTAGGACTGGGATCCACTTCTTTAGGATGTCATAGTTGATGATGATGCACTGGGTATGAGGACGCCAGTTCCGTCGAGGTACACGACCCTCGAGGACTTCTGCCTTCAGTCGAATGTGATCCCACGCTTGACTTTGCCAGTGCCACTTCGCACCTGCAGGACAAATGATAAGGATAGGACCCTCACCAAGTTCATGTGCGAACATCAACGCCTGCAACGTCTTACCCAGACCCATTTCGTCCGCGAGTAAAGCATTGCCGTTGAAATGCCAGATGCGACGCACGCCGCGTTTCTGGTATCGAAACGGTTTCGCTCGTAGGCGGGATTTGATTCTACAAACCATTACTGCTTGTCCTTCTTTTGTTCCTTTTTCAGGTGAGCAAGAAACTTTTGGATTTTCTTGCTTTGGCCTGTCTTTATATTCCTGTTTCGGGCTCGATGGTGTCTCATTTGATTCTCGATTCCTTTTTGTAAGCCCGGGCAAGACCTACGCCGCAAGGTTCAAATCCTATTCTAGTCACAACACCTATTGGAGGCTTCCATAATTCCTCAGACACACCTCCACTGGTTCGATCACAACGCCGCCAACCTCGTGACCTTAAGAAAGCTCGTTTTTCGGCTGAGGTTATCACCTTAATGCCTCGCTTACTTCGGAGAAAGATTCAGCAATACGTCCCGCCGCCCACCCAATGTCCTCAAGATACTCCCGCACCGCTTCGCGTATTGTGGGAGCATGTCCGTAGCTCGTCACCATCGCGTGAACAATCTCTCTAGGAGAATCGACGACGAGGTTGACTACGGTCCTCGCATCATCGTTCAATCCTTCAAGCCAATTCCTGAATTGAATGTCATTGTCCGGAGCAGGCATCAGCGACAGGTCTACATCCGATCGCTTGTCGAGGATTTGGCGCCTCATGAAGGTCCGGTGTGCTTCATAGATTTTGGAAAGCACCTTTTGCGAGACATACGTGGAAAATGATCCCCGTTTCGGATTGTATCGACCGTCGAACGATTCGACGAATGCCTCGTAGGCTAAGGACCGCACTTCAAAGAAATCCATCCGGTAACGATCACAGAACCGAGAGACCAAGTTGAGAATCATTCCGTGAAGGTCATTGAACGTCTCGGTCATCGCATCCCTTGCCAGCACACTCGACATACTAAATCCTTTCAGGTCTCAAACGATAATACAAAGCTAACAAATCTATCGCGTCCTTTTAGGGACGTCAATGGGGTCTTTTGTACCTCGATTCAGGTACTTTGCGTAGTTGCCAAGTTCACCTTCTAATGCCAACAGATTGATCCCTACCCATACGTCAGCGTCAGGGTAAAACAGTTTATCCGGCTCCCAGCTACCCCCGATGATAAATATGGCTGCGACCAACTTGTCTCCAAGCTGATCGACTTTGATCGGATCAATCTCAATGTCAGGTAATTCGATCACAAGAATCCTTTACTTACATCCGTTTTTTCAAAACAACCGAAACCCGTACTTGGTGATCTACAGGATTGTTTGACACATCAATCCATTGTTTGTCGTCCTTGATTAGAGCATATAATTCGGTTTGTACTCCTATCTTTATGGCTTTGGGGTTTCTTTTGTCAAAATCCATTATTTGGATTAAACACAAAAACCCCATTTCCTTAGGAATGCTACCCCAACTGGTCGCCCACCCGTCTACGGTCTTTGTTACGAAAAAGGAGTGGATTGAGTAGGGGTCTCGACGCCATATCTTTCTACCACTATCAACGGTAAACTCCCAACGAGGCTTTCGCGTCATTTGTCTTTTCCAAAAGAGGTGAGCATGTTTTGACTACTCAAAAAATTTAGCATCTTGCTTGCCGAAAGTCAATCGTTGAAGTATTCCTCCTCCAGTAAAAACTGACAAACAATGTCCGCAGATGTTTCTGGATTAGGCCACAGTTTTGAGGTTATTCTTTTACGGATTTCATTTTGTTGAATCTCCGTAAGTTGAAATACCTTTGTTACCAAATGAAATACTCCTAATTTATCCGAATAATTGTAGGATTTATCTCCACAAGTATATGCGATAAATCTTTTCAATAAGGAGTAAGTTACCCCGTAGGATTCTGGAAAATCAGGCATGTTTCTTTTTACTTTCCTTTTCCTCTCGGATGTTGCACGCCGCAATCCACAAGATTCTCTTTCTATTTTGTTCCGCGTCTTTTAATTCATCCGAATCCCAAGCTCCGTACTCCCGAAGTTCGGATCTTATCTCATCGGAGTCAATTTTGTTGAATTGACGAACAAATCGAGGTTGAGAGGCAAAGAATGCAACCGTCTCGTCTACGTCTTGTCCCGGTAAGGACATCTCCAAGGCTTCCTTTAAGGTCATTTCAATTACGAATCGTTCAAAGTAGGCGATCATGTTTTATCCTAAATCAAAAATGTGCCACACGAAAGGAGGCATTTGAACTGTTCCAATGTAATCGCCGAGATGTTTGGGTAGTGCATTCCCCGTCCCATAAACGGCGATTGTCCGGGTCTCTGTCGGTGCCAGTATGTTCACCAATGCCCAGATATACAACTGACCTCTTTGAACCTGAGCCGTTAGGATTTGTGCTCCTTGAGGCATTTGTATAGACTGTTTGTCCATAATGCCGATTTCATATTTGTAAATCCTCTCCTCTTTTGGTGGTGAAGGCCTCTTACTCATTATGCTATTCTCCTATTACCTAGACCAAACTTGTAAATCCGACACTGACCATAACGCTCGGCGAGGAGCAGAGCGTTAGCATAGCTATGGCTCCATTCCTGTTATGTGGATTAGGCTCCCTCTTCATTGTTTTTGATTCTGGCTTTCTTTGCACGCTCCCAATCCTTTAGCATTTTGTTTAGCTCGGTTTTGGTATACGTCTTTGGTGGAGCAACTGGAGCAGCGGATGCTGGTGCTTCGATAGGGGGAGGTGGGGGTGGGGGAGGATTCGTCAATTCCCCTAAAGTATTTTTGATCCATTGTAAGGCAGTAAGGCTATCAATCACCCATTTATCAAGGATCGCGGCTTTATCATCCCCCACAATATGCCGGGACCAATTTATGTAGGTTGTTGCTCCACAACGACCTTTTGGGTCTAGGTAAGACTCACGCAAGGATACTGCTGAAAGGTAAAGGGTACGAAAGAACCACCCTGATAGAGAATTCAGCAACGTGGAACGGTCTAAGGGATCGGATGATCGTTTAAGATTAACAAGTGATCCGTGATCCTTACCATCTGTGTACGATCCTTCTGCTTGCCTAGCGGAATATAGTTCTACTCGATACCCCGCACCTTCCAATAGTTCAGTCAATACCGTTGCCGCAACACCTCGCCAAGTGACGGCTATGGTGTTTACATTTGCCAACATTCCATTGTTGACGATGATGGTTTTGATCGTTGGTCCGGGTCGAAAAGATCGTTCGGTAGTTCGCCAATACTCCTGTCCATTTCGATAACGATCCAAGTCAAAGTCGTCTCCATGATCCTCTGACCACTTCGCTGTTCGTCGAATGGATGCCGGACGGGGGATGTCGAAGTGTCGGGCTTGTTCCATTAAGCCCTCGAACATCCGAATACCTTCTGGCCAATCCTGTCGAGCTAGTTCAATGGCGTGGCGGGTATTATAAACAGAACGACCTACCCAATCCCATTGTGTGATTCCTTTTTCTCGACGAAATTTCCATGACCCCGTGATGTTGTTCATGGATTTCAGAGTTGCCTCACATAGCTCATCCACTGAATCAAATCGGTAAAGGAGCATATTGTATATGGAAGTGTCAAGGATCATTAGTAAGCTCCCTTTACTTTGGTGACCTCGTCACGGCGCCATCCGGCGAAGATCATCTTGTCGACATATTCGAGATCCTTGCCGTGAAGCATCCAGTTGTAGGCACGGCAGATCACTCGCGTGGATATGACTCGTTCGAGGCGATTGTCTCGACAACGCTGCCGGTATATGTGAAGTCTTTCCACCAACTCAGGGTGATTGGGACACAAGGCACGTTCAAGACCCGCATCGTAGTCCATTTCGAGTTGGACGAATCGCTCGATGAAGGCACCATCGAGTTGATTACGCCCCACGTACTGCCTGTCCGCCCCGTTCCCCCACGTATTCGCGGCGGCGACGCATACGAAGTCCTCATGCACTTCGAGAATGGGATTCTTAGGACGATCGAGGACAAGACGTCGATTCGCCAACAGCATGTTCAAGGATGTGGTGACGTTTGGATCACCGTTGTCTACTTCGTCTAGAAGGAACAAATGTCCTTCTTCGGCGGACTCGACAAGAGGTGTTCGCATGAATTCGTTTTTGCCAGTCGTGATGTTAGGCGTCATTCGACCGAACAACTTCGCCTCAGTGACACCTCCGGACAGGCTAATGGCGTTGAACTTGCGACCCATCGCCCGTGCGACTTGTTCACACAACGTCGTCTTGCCGCAGCCTTTCGGACCGACGAGCATGATGTTATCACCGCACCCGATGTGGAACATCACCTCCTCGAACAGAGGGTGGACGTTCTCCTTTAAGGTGATCGTTTTCTTCGGCGTATCAATCGTGATGTGGACTTTCTTCGGAGGCAGCTTCTCTGCAAACTCCTTAAGCCTGATGGCTTGGACAGCAGTAATATCCTTGAGCCGTTCGACTTCTTTTTTCAGATCGTCGAAGGCAGTCTCATCCACCTCCTCGACGTCGTTTTCCTCTTCCACATCCTCACCGCTCGCAGCCTTTTCCAGCTGCTCGATTTCGTCGGCAGTCAGAACCGCCATACCTTTTTGGTATGTGCCTGACTTGCCATCGCTCCACCCCGTCTGGATCGTGCTTTGTGGAACGAGGCCCGTCGCTAGCTTTCGCACGACTTTGGTCGCTTTTTCGATTGACCAATTGTTGTAACCCATCCACTTGAGGACAGAGGTTACAGAGTGACCGAGAATAAAGGATCGTTGCTTTGCCATTTCTGATTCGTTTGGTTAAAGGAGGTTGTTGTGAATGGACGTTGTTTATTCGCAGTCGACGTCCCCCACCAATTCACACACCTCGAAGTCGTTCTCGGTTCGCGTCCGACCCCACGGGTCCTTGTACCCAGCGAGGTACACGATCACTTGGCAGTCGGACAGCATCACTTCCCACACACCTTCAACTTGGTTGTCAATCGACACACTCCGAATGTTGGTGGGGCGGAGGTCGAGACTCGAATCGTCTCGAAGGTATTGAAGCACGCCGGCACGGGTGTCGGAGTAACGCTTGACAGGCAGACGGGAAAAGGTCGAACGGGACATGGTTGCACACTTTCAAGAAAAGAAACTAGGAAACGGAAACAACTAGGCGAAACGCACTTTCACGCGATTGGCTTTGTACCCGAGAGGCTTCATGTTCACCTCAAACGCATCTTGGAGTTCGTCGCTAAAACTCGTCGGAACAAGGACCCCATCGGTCTGAATTTCGACACGACGACAATCAAGGCAGGTGTGTGCAATCCAATCGTCAGCAAGTCGCACAAAGGCTGACGGATGTTTTGGTTGCTCTCGACACAGGTCACATTGGGTGTCGTTGTAAATCATGGCTCAGACTCTTTCGTAGGTTGAAGGAAACAAAACTCATCTGACGTAGTAAATCTAACATATCGACCGCCAACTGTCAACTACGCTTTTTCACCAGAGTCCTTGTCAGGTGTTGTTTTGGTTCACTTTCTCATTGAGGATTTGGAGCACGTTGTTCAACTCGATATCCAAATAATTCAGGCGTTCGTCGAGTTTTCCTTTTTGGCTTTCGGTGAAGTCGTTATCGTTGTAAATTCGGACTATAGAATCCATCAACTCCGAACACGACTCAACGAGGTATGCGGTGTAGTCAGACATCTTACTTACCTTTTCTGGATTGGTTCTGGGTTTTCACGATACGCACGATGTTGGTTAGCATCCTAGCACCTAATCGGTTTCGGGTTGTTGTCGCGTTTGGCAGAACGTGCAGTAGTTGAAGTCCAAAGCCCCGCCACAATTCTCACACACGTTTGGTTTTGGTCCTTCGTCGATTTCATCAGGACCATTCACCAAATCGAAGTAACATCCCTTCACCATATTTTGATAGACTTCCAAATCCGTACTACCCATGGCTTCGGGATTGTTGTCAAATCCAAAGTGTTCGTAGACCTTTCCATTGTGAACTTGGAAATGGATTTCTGTTTCGGCATTCGGTTCCCAAATCTTAATGGAAACACATGCCTCGTCAATCTCGAATTGGAGCGTTGGATAGGCGGCTTGAATCCTACGCCCGAGGCGTTCGAGGAGATCAACGTCGTCGACAGTTTGGTTCTGTGTGTCGATTGCAGATTCGTCAGCATCATCCGCCGACGCCTGAGCCCTACGCCGATCCAATTCGTCACGCTCCAAATCGTCGAGGCATTCGTCGTGATCGCCGAAGTAGTTCAGCTTCTCCAAAGCAAGCATCGTCTTTTGGGCTTTGGTTTTAATGTCAGGTTCGGCGATAATCGTATCGACGATTACCTCGACATCCTCCTCCGACAATTCGAGGATTGCGGCGAGGGCTTCTAACTTGTCGTATGGGTTGTGGAACTTGAACCAGTTACCAACAACCATTTCAATCGCGTCACGGAATGAGGCAGCAGGCATGGTAGCACACTTTCGGATTTAGGTGGGGAATTTTTCAGACTCGACAGAATTTGGCATCTAATCGACGAACAACTGCTCCAAGCCTTCGCCAAACTTCGCGTATTCGTGATTCTCGGCGGGAGCTGCCAACCAATAAAGGTGTTTGCCTTCAACCTGAACTAGCCAAACCTTCATGTTGTCCGGCATCCCGTCAAGGGGCCGAGAGACCGCCCAATAAAGGAGTTTGACTTCGGCGTAGTTGTCGCGAAGTGCTTCCCACATCCATTTCCACTTCGGGTGCCAATTCCCCGTCACCTTTTCGATTTGGTTGGCGTGTTTCTGTTGGAGGGACTTGATCTTGATGAGGTTTTGTTCTTTCAGGTTCATCTTGCACACTCTTTCGGTAATAGGGAACTGAAACGATTCGCGACACAATCAGACGTTTTGGAGTTTGTTTTGGTTACTCGATGTTGTTGGTTTTGTTGAAGATCGTTTCAGACAAGGCATCAAACACGATTTGGTACTCGTCGTCGATGATCTTCATTTGGTGAAAGGTGTCCATCGCCTTGTCCAACAGTTTTGCAGTTTCAGGCCAAGTGCCCAATGCGTAATTCTCAGGCGTTTCGATGGACTGGGCGATGACGTCAGCGAAGATCGTCAGGACTTCGGTAGGGGTCATTGGATTAGTCTCTCTTTTGGAAAACAGGTGAGGGGAAAACGGAACTCGAACTATTTTGGCATCGGTTCTAGGAAGCGTCGTCGATTTCGCTCACGTTGCGATAGGTTTCGGACTGCTCCTGCATCTGACGTTCCATTTCCAATTCGACTTCTTCGGCAGTGAAACCATTTTCCTCTGCCAACTTGCGAATTGCTGTCACGCTTTTTGGCGAACAGTCGAATGCCGACCCGTCCATATCCTTCTCGGGGAATTGGAAGTCAGCATAGATTTGGTCAGCACGATCAGCAACTTCGGCGAGTGTCAGTTTCTTGGACATGGCAAACGTCTTTCGTAGGTTTAAGGTGAAGGATCGAAACGTGAATCACACTAGCGACAGTATCGAGAGTAGTACCAATCCATTGCCGAGTCGAGTTGTTTGTGGAGATCGGCGAGGATTGAGGATCGTGTTCGCTTTTGGCTTTGGAAGTGATCTTCGTTCAATGCGTAGCGACGCTCGAACTGGCGATGGATCTTGTTTTTGATTCGGCGTTTCATCGCGAACTCTTTCGTTGGTTAGAGGATTCAGGTGAGAAATCAAAACAGGTGAGAGGATTTTAGCATCGGCAGGAATTTAGCATCAAGGTTGTTTGGCTTGCTCGATACTGTGGATGTAGGCAGCGATGTTGCGAATCACGTGTGGCGTTCGGTGTTTCTTCGCGATGCGTTGAATCGCTTTTTGGATGGACATGGGTCGCTTACGTCGATTGTTCGCAGCATGAGCTTGGAAAAGGGGTTCGGTAGCACGACGTTGTTGGTTGATGGTCATTGGATTATTCTTTCTTTTGGAAAACAGGTGTTGGTGGATGCTCGTTGCGTCGTCGTCGCTCGGGTTAGGCAATCTCGAATAGGACTCGGGCGTTGGGGTTGCGTTCGGTGAATCGTTTGAGTTCTTTTTGGAAATGGTCGAAACTGCTCCAGGTGACGGAATGAGTTTCGCCCGCCTTCTCATCGCTCACGATTGCATTGCCCGCGTATCGGAAGTCGGCACAAAAGAATTCGGGGGCGTGTTCTTTGGCTTTGTGTCGGTCGTCAGACGATTGCCACGTTTCGGATCGGGGCTCAATTCGGATTGTGGTTATTTGGATCATTGTCAGATTTCCTAGAAGGGGTGAAGGTTCGTTGTCGTCGATTGTCGGGTTGGTGTTGTGTTGTCGTCGATGCTAGGTGTTGGAGGGTCGTCGATTGTCGGGTTGGTAAACGTACACCAATCAGGTAGCAATTCGGTGCAAAGCAAAACCCCCAGGTTGGCGTTCCCTGGGGGCTTGCTCGGTTGTCGTGCAGGTTACTTGGCCTTCTTTGCGTCGGCTTCAATCGCCTTCAGCGTGGCGGCAATTTGCTTGCGGTCCTCGTCGGTCAGCTTGGGCAGCTTGTCGACGTTGGTGTAACGCGAATTGTGGGCGTCGGAGCTGGCGGTCGTGATAGTCGACGGCTTGAACGGGCCCGACGCAAGGCGGTCGGCGAGGGCAGCACATGTTTTGGCGTCGAGGTCCATTTGTAACGTCATGGCTTTAATCATCGACGTCAAGCTGCGACCCAGGAACATGATTCGCGGCAGGCGGTTCGTCGGGGTCGCGGGGGCAGCTTGCGTCGGCTTGCTCGGCTGGACGCTAATCGTCGGCTTCGGAGCGGCGGCCTTCTTGCTCGAGGACTTGACGATGACAACGGCGGGGGCTTGCTTCTTCGACATATTGCACACTCACTTGCTTGCGTTCGTCGTGTTGTGTCGACTCGCAACTTGCTTGTCTGTCACACTCACACGATCGAACGTAGTAAATCATACATCGACACAAGCCCGCGTCAAGCCCAGTAAAAAGATTCTGGAGAAGTGTTTTTTGGACCACGTCGATGGGGTTCACGTAGCGTAATGAGTAATACTGTATATGCGTCCGGGAGCGGCAAAAGTGTAGTCAAGGTGATACAGGTGGAGGGGGTTGCGTCGTCAGAATTGCACAAACCGGCAAACCCGACTTTCGACCGGTTTACTCGTCGTTTCACGTTTACGAGGCGCGTAGCGGCTTATACGCGGTTGTGAAGATAGATAAGCAGGTTGTGGATGCTTTCCTAGTACGGATAGGGGATGATGTGGAGAATAGGAGAGGGTCGACACAAGCAAGTAGGTAGATAGTTGGTTTTTAGAACTCCAGTTGCTCCATCTCCAATTGTTGTGTCGTACTCTGGTCGTGCGTTCTTACGTGGTGTGAGTGTGATAGTCTGGTGTGCGTTCGATGTGTGTCGATGTGTGTTGTTTGTAGGCGACCCACGCCAGCACCAATGCCTATTCCATGCTCCAATACCGAGCACCACTGCACAATCTCCGAGCAGTACAAGTACCAAGCGGTCGTGCTTCGGAATTATGCAATTGGACTTACGTCGAGTCTCGCAATGAGAATGACCTAAATTCGGACGTTCTGAGAAGTCCAAAAACAGGCTATATGGAGATCGGCTTATGCGACGTTTTAGACTCCACCCCCGTCTCGAACGATGACGTGGGTATGTGTGATTGGAGGGGTGGCACTCTCCGTAATGTATTCTAAAATTTTCCGGAAGTAGGAGAGGTATAATATGCGTGGGGGTACAGTGGGGTAGTCAGCAGTAGAAGTGATATAGGGTGAAAAATTTTGTATACCAAAAATTCCGGCTGTTTTTCCGATAATTTGACAGAGTTGGTTGTAGCTGATAAACTAAACCTACGGTTTAGGTAAGTTCACAGGAGAATTCAACGTGGCGAAGAAACGACCCGAGCATCCATCCATAGTTGTGTTGCCAAACGGAAAGAGGTTCAAGGCGACTGTGTTCGCGGTACTCGATAAGTATGAGGATGGTACTCCTCGGAATGTGCGGATGCTCAAGGAGGATAGTATGGTAAAGCTATCCGAGAATCCGGAGGAGAATCAGTTTATGATTTGCTACGTCTCCGAAACTCATTTCAAATCCTAGGCTAAGGAGAAGCAAGCTATGGATGTTGTTAAAGCTATACGGAAATCCAAAAAATTCAAGATCAAGTTTGTCAAGCCGGAGAAGAAGGTAGGCAAGGCTCCGGGGGCGACGAAGTATTCCGACGCTTGCGTGTTCAAAGTGTATGAACTCGCGAGGAGTGGATTGTCGGATAAGAAGATTCAGGAATACCTCCAAATCTCGATCCAGGGCATGATCGATTGGAAGAAGAAATACCCTCTGTTCAGGATGGCGTTGGTTGAGGGTCGGAAGCATGTGAACGGACAGGACGGACAGCAGACGTTCCGCGAGTACGTCTACAAGCGACTGGATCCAGAATTGAAAAAGCTGTGGGACGAAATCAACGCCTGTGAGCGGGAGCATAATGGTATCCTGCGAATGGAGGCTTTGTTCAAGCAGCACGGGGTGCAGGCACGGCAGCACCTATTCCTCTACGCCTTGACTGCTTCCAATTTCGACGCTTCGCGAGCGTGCAAGAAGGTAGGTATCTCGAAAGGTACTGTGGATCATTGGATCGAGAAGGATCCGAGGTTTGCACGGTTGATGGATGAGATCCACTGGCACAAAGGAAACTTCTTTGAATCGGCTTTGGTAGGTGCTGTTAAAGCCGGTGAGACAGGGGCTATTCTATTCGCGAATCGGACATTCAATAAAGATCGCGGATATGGAATGAAGGTAGAGCATGAGATTAAAGGAACAGTCAATCACCTCCATGTAACGGTTGACTTTGAGCGGCTTCAAGGCAAGCTGTCCATCGAAGCTCGCCGGGAATTGCTGGATGCAATTAAGGCTGACGAGGCGAATGCCCCGAAGATGCTAGGGTACGAGCCCCAAGGAGCTGATATTATCGACGCTGAATTTGAAGAAAAGGAAGCAGGCTAATGGTCCGCATCGCTAAATACAACCTAATGGCGTCCTTGTGTAAGGATTCCTTTTATGAGTTTGTGAAGGAATTCTGGCACATCGTTATCCAGGAAAAGCCTGTCTGGAATTGGCACATCAAATTCATGTGCGACGAACTCCAGGAAGCGGCTGAACGTGTGTTTAAGGGTTTACCAAAACTCCATGATTACATCATCAACATCCCTCCAGGTACTACTAAGTCGACTATCTGCTCGGTGATGTACCCGGCGTGGATTATGTCGCGGATGCCGAATGCTCGAATCATCTGCGGATCACACACGGAAAACTTGTGCTTGGATCTTTCCAATAAGTGTCGTCTCATCGTCCAGTCTGAACAATACCGGCTCTGTTTTCCGTACGTTGAAATTCGTGACACCCAGAACACCAAAGGGTATTGGGCGACGACCAAAGGCGGTTTTCGATTTTCGGCGACTGTCGGCGGAAAGAACCCGATGGGTTTCCATGCTCATTTTCTCATTGTCGATGATCCTATTGATCCTCAAAAGGCTTTTTCGGAAACGGAGTTGAAAGTCGCCAACGACTTTATGAACCTGACGATCGCTACCCGTAAGGTAGATTCGGCAATTTCGGTGACCTTGCTCATCATGCAAAGACTTCATCAGGACGATCCTACAGGTAATCGTCTTGTAAATAAGGCTGCAGGAAAAGTGAGGTGGATCTGTCTCCCTGCGGAAGTCTCGGACAAAGTCAAGCCAGGCTATCTCAAAGCGAAGTATGTGGATGGATTGCTCGACCCCATCCGTCTCTCGGCAAAGGTGCTGGAAGAAAAGAAATCTATGGGGCAGTACGGATATTCGGGACAGTATCGCCAGTTCCCTGTTCCTCCGGGTGGCGGTATGTTCCAGATTACGGAAATACGTCCGGCTGCACTTCCCCTTAAATTTGATATGGTGGTTCGGGCGTGGGATAAAGCAGGTACAGTGGATGGTGGAGCCCATACGGCAGGCGTAAAGATTGGAATGGTGAAAATTGAGGGCGTTCCCCGATTCTTCATTCTGGACGTAGTTCGTGGTCAGTGGGGATCAGCACAACGCGAGCAGATGATCCGAACGACAGCGGAACTTGATGGACGCGGGGTGATCGTAGCTGTTGAACAAGAGCCAGGCTCCGGGGGTAAGGAGTCAGCGGAGATGACCGTTCGTCGTCTAGCGGGTTTCATCGTGCGAGTTGAGAGACCGACGGGGGATAAAGAACTCCGTGCGGATCCTTTCAGTGTTCAAGTCAATAGCGGAAATGTATTCGTTCCGAGAACAGGAAATTGGATTCGTCCTTACTTGGATGAAATGATGTTTTTCCCGTATGGCAAGTATAAGGATCAAATTGACGCCACCTCGTTAGCTTTTACAATCCTCACTAAACCCCGGATCAGAGTGGGTGCCTTGTAATTTGCTTAAGGTTCTGCTATACTTACCACCTTCAGCAATCGTTCACTGTGTAAGTGGACAATTTTCTCCTATCTTTGGAGGTGGGTATGGCTGGCCGAGTAAAGAACCGGAACAATCCGTTCCAGTGCGTGAATGTTCAAGAGTTCACGGCGGACGGGACTTGGTACAAACCGAGAGGTGCCA